CTACTATCCGATAATTGAAATCAACACTGATATATATCGAAGTTCAGGTTTTCCTTCCATTATTATTGATGAAGGGTTTGAGCCATTACGGGGATTAGCTAAAGTAAAGAATGAGTCTGTACATAATCTTTTCACTGATGACTCATTGTATATAGATGACATTTCACAAATGAAGAGTACATTTGCATTGCCTAAAATTTTGTCCAAACCTTATGACTTTCGTGATGACTATTTTATATTTGCACCTTTATTTTTAATGAATCATGAAGGTCATGATGTAGCCCAATTTTTATCCAAGTTTAACAAAACAACAAAGATGTACTCTACTGCATATATACCCCGTGGTGATTCAGGAGAGGCACGCTTTGGAGATTATTGCGCAGCTACATATTATGAAAAATATATAAAATACAATTCAAAGCCGTACGATGATTTCCAATTTATAAATAATTATGATTTATTGCGTGCATTACTTAAGGAAACACATCAATTTCAAATAGAAGAAATCGAAATACCCAGATTCAATAATAAAGCTAAGTTGGTCAAAACTGATAGGTTTGTATTTATCATTAAACACGAAGTAATAGAGAGAGTGCCTATGGTTGATATGGATTTTGTAGTTATTAAATCAACCTGTAGGGCATTACGTAATGTAAATAGGGTAGATATCAAGTTTTACCAACAAGCGCTACAATCAGCAAGTAAGAAAGTACAATCAATCAAAAATAAAATTACTAATTATCGTCTTAACTTTCAAGGACCACCAAGGATAACAATGAAAATTAACAAAGAAAAAGAATCTTCTGAGAGTTCGTTTATCAATATAAATGAAGAAAGAATCACCACTAATATAATTAATGATACAAAACAATCACTAGATATATCTATTAATGAGGAGAATGATGACGTTATCCTTGAACCACTTAGGAAGGCATTAGAGGAAGCAGAAACTGAAGCTGAAGTAGCAACACAAAATCTTCAAAAAGCTATAAAAGACAAGCAAAAAGAAGATGAAGAAGATGAACATGATCCAGATAGAGTTTACTTGCCTTATGAGTGGTGTCTAACACCGCTTACAATGGATCAATCTACTAACTTATTTTTGAAAAACACTATTACTATGAAATTAAGCTTTCCTAATGATAAAAACTTGTTATGCCAAGCACTCAATGGAACACCTCCAGGGGGTGATTCTCTAAAATTACCTGACAAAAGAAACTTGTTACCAGATAAGGAACCTATGGATGATGACGATGACGGTCCTAAAGATTATTTCAAAACAAGTGATTTTATATATATGGATGTCCAGAAAGGAAAAAGCAGAGCTACAGGCTTTAAGCTAATCGCAGCACCTCAACTATTTTCTAAATATGATAAAGCATGCTCAAGAAAAGTATACAACAAGTTGGTCCTCAATTTTATGAATGCTGCAACTGTCGATCGTTCCGTGATATTGAATAATCTCTCATATCTTTTAAGGGAAGTGCCAGACCTAGATATGAATAATTCCGCTATGCCATTAATATCAATGGCTATGAGGGAAGCACTTTTAACAGAAACTCAGTTATATCAACTTCAGATATCCGAAATGAAAGATTGGATACAAAACTTTAAATTGGGAAAGGTCAAACTGACACCAACAGATATGAGTGACGCACTACATAATAGAAGGTTCACATCATTAGTAATAAAATATTTCAATGACAAGTTGCCAATACCATTTATAACTGGAAATGAATACACACAGGCTCTAAAACAAGATGAAGAAGAGAGTATCCCTGTAAAATCAAATTTTCGGGATACCAAATCGACCATTGGGTCGGCCTCAGCAAAACAAAATTAAGAGGGTATTGCTATACCCGCTCCATGCAGGAACAAGCATCACCTGCTAGATTTCATGGAGTGCATAATATTATAAAATCAATAAACAAATTTCTAATACCAACTGAAATATACAAATTGCTCACACACCCTGATTCTAGATATAAGTTTAAAATGAAAGGTTCAAAAATGGTGGGCCATTTTCCTTATTTATTAATGAAAATAAAAGATCCTGAATTAAAAGAATTAGCTGGAGTAGGACATACTAAAAATGATAAGAAAATGAATAACTTATGGCAACATGAATGTCCAAATTTTGATGATATTGATTGTGAAGATATCAGTTGTACATGTGCTGGATTTCATCCATATGATTTTCAACTTGTTTATGGGCAGGTCCCAACAGACCCAGACACACTATTATACCGTTCATGTAAAAGAACACTCTTTGCAGCAGCCAAAAGGCAGATGAAGGCTGCTCCACATCCTGACCCAAAAACAGCACGTGAGTTTATTATATGGGCTAAAGCCAAAATAGATGAGTGGATGGACCCATATTTAAAATATTTCAAGTATAGTTTTGATCAATGGTATAACCACTTGAATTCTAAGAAACAGCGAGACATGGATAAAGTAAGAAAATATTTGTATGATAAAGATGGGTGTGAGATAGAAAAGGGAGTTTACCATTATCGAGGTGTGCAATATTTAGAAAAAGAGCTTCATTATGAAGGATTAACAAAGAAGGAGTTACAACCCATGGATGGAAAGCCAAGAATGGTATGTAGTATTCCAAAATTGATAAAATTTGTAATGGGTCCCATCACCTGGGCATTGGAGGAAATATTCGCAAAACATTTTCCAGTTTATTGCGGTGGCATGAATTTTACACAGATGGAAGATAAAATAAATCATTATATAGATGAGGGTTTTACATTAGTAACTGAAGGTGATGGTTCTGCCTTTGATAATACACAAGATGATTCACTTAAAACCATAGATCGATATATATATGAAAAAGTGGAACCATATGTTTATCATGTTCCACGAGATCTATTCCACTTTATATCACATCAACATTATAAAATAATGGATATCAAACACACAGACCCATATTCAAAGAAGAAGCAAACATTGTTCACTTATGCTATACTTGGTACTGTTTTCTCAGGAGATTGTGACACCACATTAATGAATACAATAAGGATGGGGTTGTATAATTGGTTCACTAACCACAAAATGCACCTTGAGATAAATGAGCATTATGTATGTTTTAGTAAAGGAGATGATTTCACTGTCATGTATAATCCAGTAAAATTAGTAGACATAGAATATGCTGAGAGGGGTTATAGAAAATATTGGCTTGCAAAGAATAAACCAAACGGTGATACTAAGGAATGTGATGATCGTGTTTATGGGATAGGTCAAATATTGAAATTCATTGAGTTTGGTCAATCAGAATCATTAAAATTTTGTAGTTTAAGAGCATGGATAAAGAATCCAAAAACAAATCATATATACTTAACGCGTGACCCCATGCGGTTGTTCACCCAAGGGAAATATTCCAGGAAAATATTAAACATGAAAAGTGCAGAGAAATATATTTATTTATGTCAACAAGCTGAAGCATTACGAATTTCCTATCCCAAAATAAATATATTCAATAAAGTAGCAGATATAATTGAGGCAGAGGCAGAAATATTTAAAAATAAAATTAGACAGGAAACACTTGAGAAAGCTAAATTGAAAATATGCAAAACAACTGATGCAAAGAGGAAGAAATTAATTGGTGAAACATTAGCTAACATGTTTGATGAAGTTGGATATCGAGAGGATGAAGAGAAATTATTAGATGGTATGTCATACTGGGAATCTATTAGCAAGATTTACTATGTTAACTTAACCCAGTTAAATGATGATGAAGCTGCTGAGGTTAACAGGCAAATGGATATAGAGTTTTCAGAATATATTCAGCACCTCAGTGCTGGCCTGTTATTTGGTATCTAGATGTAAAAATGAATAGAAGAAAAATTAATAAAATTAAAAAGAACAACCGCAACACTAAAAGACAATTAAGAACACAAAGAAGAAGAAATATTAGAAATACCAGACAGATAAGAAGATTAAAGAAGACAGTGAAGAACATCAGAAGAGACATTCCCAATGCTTATGTTAAAAACTTTAGAAATAAATATTTTAGAATAACAAAAACCACCCAAGATACAATGATTGTATCAGGAAGAGATTTGGTATACAAAATACCTAACCAAAAACTGGAACAAGAGATGAGGAATGTCTTGACAGTGATTCCAGCAAACCCCGCATATTGGCAAGGAACTGGAATTGCCTCTATGGCAGTAGCATATCAGCAATACCGCCCGATTAAATTTAATGTACATTATATTCCTATTGTTGATACTTCACGCTCAGGAACCATTTTTGCTGGAACAATTTGGAACACTCCAATTAATGATGATGGGTTTGAACAAACCTTAACGAGAACTCCAGGTGCAATAAATACTCAATTTTTCAAACCTGCAACTGGACGAGTTAAGGTGAGGGGCATGATGAATAATAAATTGTTTAATGTAAGTGGAGAAATGAATGAAGATTCAAACCCCTTCTATTATGTTGCAGTGTGTACTGGATCTTTTGATAATAAACTTGATCCACCAGGTATGTTCTATGTGACTTATACTTATGTGTTCAAAAATCCAATAGGAAATAACACAACCTTTAGAACACCTGCATTAATAAATTTTGGTGACATCAAATATCAATTAAATACCACTGCATTGTTGTGTAAATCCACGACTATTGTGAAGAGAATTGGCAATACAAATCAAATGATGAAAATCAAGTTACCACTATTTACACAACTACAAATAGATTGGAGTGAATTGGGTGGTCCTGTGGCCTCATATAATGATGATCCCATACCTTTAGAAGAAGAGGATAAAGTATGGGTATTCCAAAATTGGACTAACGATACTCAAATAGAAACAGGAGAATTACCTAAACAGTATCGCTTACAATTTGCAACTCATGCTGACCAAATGGAAGAACAAGCTAGTATACTCGTGGCCCCAGGAGATGGGTTGATCTTGGCTAATAACAGAAGAAATGGAGTGGATTACATAATAGCCTTGGAACAAACAAAATATGCCACCAGAAATGTAATGCGTGATTCTGAGGAAAATCTAGTAGCTTATAGAATAAGACCAGATGAATATTCTCAACTAGATGGACTCAGAACTTCATCAATACACAGATATGATACTATGGTTATGGTATCTTATGTTGTAGATAAGTATCAAGATATTTACATGAATGGCATACCCATCTATTTTGAAGATGAAGAAGAGCAGCACAATAGGATTATTCCACCTAAACAGGAAGAGCCCAAGCAGTTAAAACAGAATAATCTTATTGCCCCAAAGATGAAAAATGAAATTGAAAGCCCCATAATAGATCCACTAGATAAATTCATTCACCATGCACTAGATCTATTAGATAAGAATGATCCTGAATATAAGAATAAGCTTGCATATGTTAACTATATATCAGAAGTAGGAATTGATGATCCTATACAAATACCTGATGTTCCCTTTGTTAATTACCACTATGACACTGATTACATAAAATTGTGTGACACCATGGGCATAGATCCTGATTTACCACCAGTAGACTGTTATGCTATCCAGAAAGATATCAAGATTGCCAATGCACTAAAACAAGCACACTAAGAACGCCCTACATCTTACTATTGGTTCATACGCCTCAGTGAACCTAGGCACAGTCCGATAACCTGGAACCTTCCACTGGTTTCTCCCTTGACATGAATAGGTGTGGTACCCGGTTGTGTACCTAACGCGGAGAGACACTAGAGCTCGAGACTCATCCAGCGAGCCAACACACTACGTTGTTGGTCTTCCGTGGACAAGGAAAGAAACGACCTTTTGTCAAAACACCTTCCAGATGGAAGCAGTCACCATCAGTTTTCGAAGAGATACTGACCTACACTAACCACCAGGCACTAGTTTGCAATAGTTGTCTTTTAATGTTATTAAGTTCTAACAAATCGAACTCACTTTGCAAAAGTTTGGGTAACCG